GTCACTTGCAGTTTGGCAAATGAAATCTATATCATTGTATATATCTTGTAATGTCATAAGTTTTTAAATACTTTTAAATATTTTGGCAGAAGTTTTTCCCACGACCATTCTTCTGCAATATAATCTGACCATTTTGATAATTCCTGTATATGTTTTGATGACATATTAGCAACTTCATCTATCTTACTTGCTATGTCTTCTGGTTTTATATTTGCTATTTCAAAGTAATTACTTGCTATATTAAACGGCTTAAAACTATCTGGCTTAATAAGTAGTTCTTTTGGCAGGAATTCATTCTGTGGTTTCATATCTGTCATCATTATTGGCATTCCTACACTCATTGCTTCATTTAGTGGCAAACACAATCCTCCATATCTTCTTGGCATAATAAATATATCAGCATCAATCTTCCAGCAATCCCAGTAATTCTTTTCATCTTTTACAATATATTCCACTCTTTTGTCTTTAATTCTTTCTGTCTCTACTTGGCTCTTTATAATAAACTTAACATCGCTTTTTACTAACGGAATGGCTTTCAAAAGAATATTTGTTCCGTTTCTATCATATCCCGCCTTTAAATTCCCTGTATTGTGTAAAAATATCTTTGCTTTCTTTCTTAATTTAAATGGCAATAATTCTCTATTTATAGGAACTGGTAAATATACTTTTGGATTTGGTAAATAATCATACTGCCATAAACTCGGTGCTATTATTAGGTCTGGTTTATCTCCAAAATAATATTCATAATTTATTTGTAATATTGTTTTAACTCCTTTTTCTTTTGCTTTATCAAGTATATTATCACCATAAAAATGTTCAAAACTTAAAACGATATCAGTTCCATCTAAAAGCCAATCTATATCATCATCGTTTATTCTATTTATACAAAATCTTGCATTTTTGTATCTTTCCCTAAAACATTGCTCACCATCAAATTCTATTACTAATGTTTTGTATGGGTTTAAATGTTTATAAAACTCCCAACTTTGTATTCCAAGACCCCTGTTATCATCTCTACATATAATTCCTATTTTTGGATTGTTAGACATATAACATTTCTACTTCTAATATTTTTAAAATATAATTTATTTTATGTTCCCAAGTATGGTGAGTTTTAACCCATTCCATTCCTTGTTTTCTAATTTTATTCCTTTCATCGTCTGCTTCAATATAATAATCTATAATTTCTTTTAATGTTTTAAAATCTCCATAATTATAGGGAATTAAATCTTTGTAATATCTATACTCTTTTTCCAATCCTGGAACTCTCGGGTGTATCAAAAATCCTCCTCGCCCTATTGTTTCTGGAACTCTATCTGACCAATAGTTTGGTGAATATAAACTGTCTCCCATTATTACTGGAATAGAGGCAAAGAGATTGTTTTTGTCCTTGCCCCAACAACTTCCTTTAATAAAATAAACTTGGTCTGCCCCAACTAATACAAATCTATCTTTATAAGTTTTATGAAGCCACTCTATTAAAATTTTTCTATATTGCCATTCTGGGTGATAGTAATAACTTCCCAAGAACACTATATCTTTTCCTTTCCATTTTTTATCTTTTTCTCCAAAATAACAGTCCTTTTTATAAACTCCTGGTGATAAAAAATAATGGTTAATTCCTAACTTTTTAAATTCTTCTTGATGCCCGCCATCAGCAGTAAAAACATAATCACATTTCCAAAATGGTAATTTTAATTCTTTTTCCCTATCAAGTCCAAAATATAAATCTAAATGCCAACTAACAGACGGTATTTTTATTTTTGAAAGAACTTCCTCTACTAAATGTATTTTCTCTACCCAAGTCCTTGTCCATAAAAGAAATTTAGCATCCTCACATTCCTTAATAGCATCTTCTGGTTTAAATTCATCTTCTTGTATTCTTTTTACTTTCCATCCCAAATCCTCAAATGATTTTGCAATATATGTTTCTGTAGACCACCAACGTTTAAAATTACCAATATAAACAATCTTATTTTTTTGCTTTTCTTTCATGTTTAGAAAACTTATGCATTCTTAATGCTTTTTCATTCTTTGCTTTGTATCCGCAAATAGGACAAATTAAACTTGTGTCTTCTGGTTTTGGTGGTTTAATAACAGAATTATTTATTATATCTTCTTCTGTCATAACTTTTCCCTTGCTTACTTTTAAAGCAATTTGAACATATTTTTCATCTACTTCAACAATTTCTCCATTTGGTTTTAAAATTCTTACAAACATATTATTTTGAAATGTCTTTATAATATAAATGCGGTTTCCCGTCTTGACCTTTACGATAATAAGATTTAGGCAGCTTTTTCATTCTATGCCTTGTTAAGTTCTCTGCCATTTTCTCTACTCTTTGTTTTTGTGTCTTTATTAAATAAACCATATTATCTTCCGCCAGCAAACCTATGGTTATAAAATGTAGATTTTCCACCTTTTATAACTTCTGTTTGCCTACCTTTTGGTGGTTCTTTTCCGCCTTTAGTATCACCTAAAAACTCCAAAGATTTATTATGATGGACTTTTGCAGCCTCTTCTTCTGTAAGCTCAACTATTCCTCCTCCTTTTTTTTGTCTGTATCTAAAATATTTTTCCATATATTTAGTTAGTTTATTGGGGGTTTAATTATTAGGCAAACCCCCAAAAACCCTATAAAGTTATGATACTATTCCGCCAACATTGCTTACAATTTTGCAAGCTAAGTCTGTTCTCAGTGCATCAACACCATACATAGTTTCACTCCTCCACACTGTTCCACCTTTAAGTTTCTCTTCCCAAGCCTCACTATTCACTATATTACCACCTGGAGTTATTACAGCATACATTACTGCTGAAGGATGAGCCAAGAAATTAGTGATAGATGATGTTTTAGGAACTTGAGTTGAAACATAAACTGGTATTCCGTAAAGAATTCCCTGAATACTTCCTGCGGCATTTCCAAAGTTTCCTGTTATAACTGGTGTTCTTCCTACTGGCCAACCTGCAACATAAGTCTGAACATACTTGTTTTCTCCCATCATGTCTTGCCAATAAGCATCGGAGTTAATAAAAAATGCTAACTCATCAGTAGGAACATCTTTTGAAGCAAGCATTGCTATTGCTTCTCTGATAGTTCCATCTGTTAAATTGCTTGATGCATCACCAACGCTATTGGTTGTTCCAGTATTCAAAGCAGTAAAAATAGCAGAATCTAAATCTGCAGCTAATTTCTTTACTGCTTGGTCAGAATATTCCATTGCAATATTAGCACTTTGAAGCATTAACTGTTGTTCCCACTTTTCAATAATGAAAGTAATTTCCTTCCAAGTATCGATAGTAAGAGTATTGTCTTCAACTTCTGCATTTTGCAATGTATATTCACTGCCACCAGTCTTTGTTTTGACTGATAATTCAGCACTACTACCATAAATGCCAGGAATGTGAGCAACATCACCGCCACCAACATAAAGGTCAGAAACATTCTTGAAGAAATCAGCAGCAACCAATTTTGGAGTAAGTTCTCTTTCAATTCGTGGAGACCATACTTCATTAATCAATGCAGCAAGGTCAGTAGTATCAAATCTATCTCCCGTATAAGGCATATTTTAAAAATATTACTTAACTTTGCTCAAAAAATCTCTTTCTATTCGTATTTGGGGTGAGAAGATTTCATAAACTTACTAACGATTTTATCGTAGTTTTTTTTGATTTCTTCTTTGGACATCTGTGAGATGTCTTTTCCTTCTACGATAGTAGAACGAGACGAGGGTGCGGGTATTTTTTCCTCTTTGCGACCCTTTTCCTGAAGTGCTTTATAAGCAGATTGTATTACCTCTGACTTATAAGCATCTTCCAAAGAGATACTCCGACCTCGAGCATACGCTTCAATCTCGTCAATAAACTCTGGAGGAACATCACGATGTTTGACAACAAATTCAATTTTTTGTTTCCATTCATCGTCTGATAAAGGAGCTTTTTTTTCTTTATTCAACTGTTGAAGTTGTTTTTCCAGCTCCTGTATCCTTTCCTCCTGTTTCTTGACCTTTGAGCGATAATGCTCTTTTTGAGCAGCCAGGCTTTTAAATTTCTTATCGCCTGACTCCTCTGTTTTTTTAGAGGTGTCTTCCTCTGGAGTTGTTTGCGAAGTTTCTCCAACTTCTTCCTCCAAAGAACTTTCTTCTAAAAGTTCTTTATCGGTTTCATTTAAAGAAGTTTTGTCTTCCATAAGTTTTCATTTTTTAAAGAGGTTTTGTCCTCTATTTAACTAATCTAACTAAACGACCTTTGTTATTCGTAAATTTTATTTGTATGTTTATTATTTTGCTTACAAATTATTCCTATACTTCTTAACCATTCTTTATACTCCTGCACAAACCTAATCTCCAAATCTCTTTTTTCATTGTCCTCAATATTAAATATGCTATCTTTTAGCTGTTCAATCCTTTCATTAAACATTTCTTCTAACATTTCACGGTTATTTTTTATAAACTCAATTGTTTTTTCTTTCATATTTGTTGATTTTGTTCAACCACTGGTGGCACTGTTTGAGGTGTTGGTGGCAAAGCTATACTTCCTCCTTGCGGCAATGTTCTCATTAACTCTTCTTCTGGCGGGGCTTCGTCTGGCAATACTTCAATGTCTGCTGGGTTAAGTCCTGCAAGTTCTAACAGCTTGTAGAATACTTTCTTTGTCTGGGCATCTTTAACTATCATTGGGTTAGAAGATAACATTTGTAATGCAACTTGTAAAGTTGTCATTTTAGCAGCAGTGTCAATATTTTCTCCAGTTATAACAATGTCCATTTTCATTTTTAAGCTGTCATAGAATCCTTCTGGTATTTCAACATATCTGTTTTTATTTTGCTGGAGAGCTGACCTGACTACTGCTTTTACTGTTTCTGCATCTTTATAGGTTGGCAACTTTCCTTGTCCAATAATGCTTAATAATCTTTTATTATACTCGTAATTTTCAACTATCTTATCTATTTTAGCTATCTCCTCTGGCGATAATACTTTTAAGTTTATAATATGATTTTCGTATTTCTCTTGTTTAAACTGGGGTATAATTAAATTCCAGATAATATCTTTTAAGAACAAACCTATGTTTTCTCTTATGTAGTCAAAGAAACTTTGAGCGGCTTGAGATTGCAATACTGCAGAACCTAATGGTGTTCCTGACGGCAACCTTTCTCCAGTTATAGGAGCATAAGAGAATGTTATTTGGTCTGCTAATCTTTCCCATTTTGCATCTTCCTGAATATAGGAACTTAAGTTTCTTTCCTCATTAGCTATTGGAGCTATTGGCGAACGGGTGCTTATCACATCTCCATTAGATACTTCCTGAAGCAAGTTTCTTTTAATTGTCTCGTCCTGTGTTTGGTAAATTTTCAAAGAATTCCACCACAATCCCTTTCCGTAAAGATTAGTGATTTCATTCTTTTTAACTTGAACATCAAACAATGACTCAATTATTCCCCTGCCAAGCCACCTACCATCAATCTTGTCAAAGTGGCATTCCTCATAAGGAATCTCATCAATAGCGTCATAAAACAAGATTATTCCATCTTTACTTCCTTCGTAGAAATAGACAATAAAAACTGATAGAACATAATTATTTGGGTCTCCATTTTCATAAATCCAGTTTTCAGGAACTTCTCCGTATCTTTCATAAACCTCAATATACTTTCCTTCTTCTCTGGAATAGAAGTCATTTAATACTTCGTCCATATTATCCCATTTATTCTTTTTAAATTCTGACGGAGTATAGTTGTGTTTCTCAATAACATAGGTTGCTTTCTTTAAGGTTGGTGCTGACTGCTCGTTGTAAAGGTTCCTTAGATCAACTATCATATCACGGGCATCGTTTGAATACTTTGTGAGTTTTTTAACAACCACAGAACCATAAGTTGGCAAGTCATCAACTATTTTATTAAGGAACTTTCCATATCCCTTTTCCTTAACCCATTGCTTAAACTCTTTCTCAAAAAACCAAACTGGATAATAATCCTCACCATCTTCTCCAACAAACATAAAATCTTTGGTATCCAAATCTATTGCCTTTGTGGCATTCTTTCTCCTGCTATAGGTAATATTGAAGAAATATCTTTTAAGCCCATCGTGGTCAATATCACTTCCATCTAAAAACTTGGAATTATTGTAGTTGATAATTCTGTCTATTGTATCTTTCTGATTGAAGGTGCAGGTAGGAGATAATTTAATTTCCCTATTTTCAAACTCGTCTATCTCGTTAACTATTTGTTCAAAAATTGTTTCCTCCATAAATTATTTTTTATCTGGCTTTTTTAAATTTTCCAAGTCATTTAAATCTTCCTGCAACTCTTTTTGCTGCTGCAGAAAAATTGATAACTCATTTACCAGCTTGTTGATAAACTGGTCTTTTTGATATTGACTTCTTTTTATAAGTTCTTGTTTTTTTGCTTCTATGTCCATATATTTATTTATTTTTATTACGCCATTGAGAATAGCACATAGCAATTATTTGCTTTTGTGGTCTTTCTGGGTCTTTTTTTGATAAATCTTTAATGCAACGTGATATAAAATCTGCTTGGTTTTCTCTTTTTTTTGGTTTTGGGACTGGCATAAAATTATTTTTTACATATAATAATTTTTAATTTTAACTTCGACCTTTGTCTCTAATAATTTTTGCTGAATAGGGGATAAGGTTTTAACATCAGACAATTGCCATACAGCTAACGCCAAGCTCATAACACAATCATCGTGAAGCCCTTCTGGAGAGGAATACTTTACATTACCGCTGTCAGTCATTTGATAGGTATAACTTTCAAGTTCGTCTATCAATACAGATATAGCTGGATAAGAAATCTGACCCCTGTCTAGAAATATGCTTAACTTTTCAACCAAGTTTCTCTTGGCTCTATTTGAACTGATATTGTATGCTTCAACTAAAAATCCCTCACTCATTAGCTCATCAACAACTGGGTCTCCTTTACCAGTGCTGTCTATAACAACCCTTGCCATATTATACCTCCTGGCAATATTCTTTATCCTCTCCCTTTGAAACTTCCAGTCAATCTTATTAAACCTCTCAAAATATACTAAATGATTGTTAATTGTATCAATAACACTGATAACTGTAAAGTCGTGAAACTTCCCTAAGTCAACACCCATAACATAGTGATGACCTTCTTTAACATCTTCCAAATCACCAGCTATGTGCTCCCTAATATTCCTGAATACACCAGCGGCATCATCAAGAAACGCTGCTTCGTATTGCTGTTGAAAAACCCTTAACGGCAACCTTTGTTTAGCTAATTCTATCTCGGACTTTTTAATATAAGGATTATCAGAAGTTTTAAAGGTATAACTTGCCCCTAACTCCCAGTCACGACACTTAACCCATTCCTCATAAAACCAGTTCTTACCCCAAGGGGAGCTGATAAGTATCAGTTTACCCTCCCTGCTTGTTAAACAAGGGAAGATATAATTGTTAAAGACATCACGGCTAATCTGAGCTGCCTCATCAATAATAACTAAATCCAGTTCCTCGCCAAGCAATCCCTGAGGATTTTCAGTGGACTTGCACTTTATAAAACTACCCCAAGGAGAGACAATCTGCTGAGGAATCCTTGTAGAAACTCCTGGCAGCAAACTTGGATACTCCTTAGCAATCCACCTAACAATATAATCAAATATCTTCTGTGTTAAATCGTAAGTATTAGCAACTAGCCAAATCCTTTGATTATCGCCTAAAAACTTACCAAAAGCCAGATAGGCAGCCAAAACACTTTTCCCCCACCTCCTACCAGCATTAAGAACAATCTCCCTCTTATCTAAATGCTTTAATACTTCTTTTTGTGTAGGATGAGGATTAAATCCCAACCTCTTTTGTAATGTATCAGATTGTATTTTTACCATACTAAATGTTACACTTTTGCACTATTTTTTAAAAATGTTTCACTTTCCCTGTTTAGTGTAACATTTTTTGCAAAAACACTATCAACACTTACCACTCTCTTATTTTTGATTTCGCCCCCTACTATTTCCAATGTTATAACATCTCCTAATTCTTTTTTAGCTTCCTTTAGAAGTTTAGCAGGAATAACTACTCCTTTGCTATTACCAAATTTAATTATTTTAGCTTTGAATTGCATAATGTTTCTGGAGTTTTTATAAAATTGTGTAGGGTAACCATATAATATTTTCTGAAACTTTCCAGCCTGCGACCCCTCCCCCTGGGCTTTGCCCTTTCTACCTTTCTTCAAAAGCCCTCATT